CCCCGAGTCGGCCAGCGGCATATGCTACCGCCTCCCCCACCCGGTTCAGGTCGGCAGCATTGTACGCACCGCGCATCCCTGCCATCCACTCTGTCCGTTCCGATGTAGTCATACTGGACCAGCCCTTTGCAAAAAGAGCCTGCCAGCGGCTTACGTCCGATGCGGTTCTGTCAGTAATCAGAGTATCTATAATGCTCATGCCGTACCTGCGCTTTCGCTGTTCGCCGCAACGGTGTTTGACAGCTTAATTTCCATTTTTCGGATATTCCCGGTGTTGGTTCCGCCCCAAGCGTTTGGCTGTGTAACACAATCGCCCAGCCGCTCCCCAGCCCACACAAAGCGGGATTTCAATGTCGTGCGCCGTGCGTAGAAGTCATATACCCGCTGTGCCACGGCCTGACCGATAGACGTAGAAACCAGCGTTGCATTCGCTACAGATACCACATTTTTCTTGTCGTTGGCATTTACGTCCGGGTTTGTCACAGTATATACCGTTTTTGTGTCGGTGTACTTCGTTCCGTTGATGGTCACATTCCCGCTGCTGCTGGCCGTGTATGTGTGGGCTGTCACCTGTACCTCTGTCACAATGGAGGCCGTCTCCGTTGAGACCCCTGTGTAAGTCCTGCCCATGCCAATCTCAACCGGCTCCGTGTGCGGTGTAAAAATGCGGATGCCGCGCTGCCCATCAGTGGAAGCACACACGCCCCACGCAAACAATACCTGTTGGATAGCAGACCGCTTTGTCTGTGCCAGCAATGCGCCTGTCAGCGTGGTATCAGCTACTTCAAAGGTAATATCAAAATCCCCGTCTACAATTTCCGTAACAAGGGCCTGTGCGGATTTGCCGCTGTACACGCCGCCGTCAAAGTTGTTTTCATCCAGTACACCGAATGCGTCATAGCAATCAATGTTATAGATGTTTTCCGCCGTCCGGGTGAAAGAATCAATGTAGTAAACGCCAATCAAGGAGTTATCATTGCTGCCCTCCACAGGCTGTTTCAGCTGGAACATATACTCAACATCTGTTCTGCTGTCCAGCGTCCACTTCATCTTGCAAATGGGGAGGGTCAGAGCCAACAAGTCCATTTCGTTTGTGATGCTGACGCTTCTCAATTCTGACATGTCAAAATAGCGGTAAATGCCGAAAATGATTTGTTTCAGCCTTGCCCTCTGCTGCGGAAGAGACGTTTCATTGAGTGTGACCACCATCTGGTTAAAGTTTTCCACTTTGTTTTGGCAGAAGTAGCTTGCAGAGTTTGGCGTGAAATCCATGTCCGCTTTCAGCGTCGCGCCCTGATACCATTTGATGTTGACCGCTGTACAGTAAACCGTGTCAAAGACCAGCGTAATACCGGCGATGGTATACTGGCTGTCAAAGCTGATGATGATTTCTGGCGGATCTGTAAAAACACAATCGGCTCCAGATAGTGCCGTTGACCAAAATGGAACCGTCTTTCCATCCACTGCCGAAGACGCGCCATTCAGGCCCCACCAATTAAGATCTGTTGAAATAATTTTGCCTGGGTCTGCGCTTTCTCCTGACAGCAACGACGGCATTGAAAATACCGTCGCATCAGTTGATGCAACGGCAGCGTCCTCCTCTGCGCCGGGAGCGATGTCTTTGTAAAGAAGCTGCGATTTACTCATGGTCTCACCTGCGCATCCATAGGAATAAAGTTGATCTCAATTTCCCCCCAAAGGTTTACGCCGTCTGCTACTTGTTCAATGTCCTGCGAGGCGCTTGTGTAATACGCATCGTAGGAGATGGTGGTCTGCCCATCAGCGGCCTCCAGCGTGACATAATCGTCAACAGAGTGGTCAACGAGATATGTCCAAAACGCGTCCAGTTCGGCATAATTGCCGCCACGACGGAACACTGTAATCTTGTGGCCAATGTAAGTCCCGATGATGTCCCTGACCATACGACCCGTCATCACGCGCCCGGCATTCTCTCCATCCAACACGTTGAAATTCCTGTTATAGGAAGAGATTGCAACATCAGCGTCAAACTCCACGCCGTTCAGTTTGATGTAGCTCATTTACACCTCCGCCAGATTCACGCCGATGCGGTTGGATTCCGATTTGTTCAGCTTATAAACGACCTTGCCGAGAACGTCTCTATCAAGCATCAAATAAGCCTCATTACTGCCAGAATACCCACTTTCAGCAAGGGCGGTTTTGAATGCCTGCACCATAGTGGCAAGCGGGGTTTCAATATTGGTCCCGGACTTCTGATCGCCAAGAACCGCCATGAACTCACGATTAGGCGGGATAACTGCTCCCTGGGCAAGACGAGGAAGATTGACAAGCGGAATAGCTGGAACAGCAGGTGGAAAACCGGTCAAAATACGAACAACTTCGAATCGTTCATTGAACGAATCGATAAATCTGTTAATCCCGCTAATCAATTTGTTTAGACCGCTTTCAAATGCAGAAATCAGACCATTGATAGCTGTTTTCCCAAGTTCTTTCCAGTAACTTGCCGTAAAATATTTCGATACGTTTGTTTTCCACCACGCTTTAATATTTGCCCAGCACTCTTTGAGTTTTTCTAAAATAAAATCCCAATTCGGAGCAATTTCGGAGAACGCAAACGCTGCAAGGCCGGCCACAATCATTCCAATACCAACTGCCTGCATACCGGGCACAAATAACAGAACAAAGCCGATAATCGCGATAAACGGGCCAATAGCACCCAAAATATTTGCCAACGCTTGCACTGTATTTTCTTTGAGCAAGTCCCAATTTAGAGCTGCTTCCCCAACTCCAAACAATGCGATCCCGGCAATCAGCAAGCCAATTCCAAGGGGAATATTGCCGACAACCAGTGCAACGACACCGAGAATTGCAATTAACTTTCCCACATCAGATGCAATTCTTCCGAGTGTATTTACAATCTTTTTTTGCAGAGTTGCTCCGTTATCATCAGAAATATTTGCTACGTGGAAAATAGCAATACCGGCTATAATCAGTGCAATTCCCAATAGCCAGTTTGCGAACAATGCAATCATTACACCGATGACCGCAATCAAAGGCCCTATTACTTCCGCCGCTTGCATGAGCCGCTGTTTGATGTTTTGGACGAAATCTCCCTCGTCGCCAGCGGCAGCACCAACGGCCCAAATAGCCGCACCCATAATAATCATTGCAATGCCGAGCAATAGATGCCCTGTGCAAACGAGAATGACACCGATGACCGCAATCATTGCACCGGCCACTTCCAAAACTGTATCAAGCCCTTGTTTTACAAGCGTCCTTGCAAGCTCTGGATTTGACGTTACAGCATCCCACACAGCAGCAGCACCAATTGCCATCAGGGCAATCCCAAGAAAGATGTGCGCGCCCGTAAACGTCAGAATGGCGCCCAAAGCAAGCAGCGCAACGCCTGTAAATAGTTCTGCAACGGATGCCAGCTCATCAGTCACAATTGTTTTAAAGTCCGGCGCAATTGTACCCGAACTGCTGCCGCCACCGGAGGAAGATTCAGAATCACCGGAAAGTTTATTGATTTCATCAAAAGATGCCAATGATTTGCTTGCCTTCTTTGCGGCAGAACCTACACCTTCGAGAGCCTGTTGTTCGTTATATAGATTTTCAGCAGCAGCCGCCGATTCGTCTACCGTTGTTCCAAAAAGGTTAGATAAAACGCCAGCAATACCGGAAATAATTTTTGTGAGAAGATTGACAAACGTTGTGAAAGCAGGGATAATGACTTCAACAAGCGGTTGTGCAAGCGTCAGGAGCGCACCCTTTAGTTTTGCAATTGCCGCCGTTGCCTCCGGGCTGGTCTTAATTACGTTTCCGAGCCATGTACGCACAGCGCGAAGGCCGATTGTAATGACAGAGAAAAACAAAACACGACGGACAAGCCCCTGCACCCTGCGAGTGAACTTGCTCATGTACTTATCAGCTTTATCAACCGCCGATGCCATCATTTCAGTTGCTGTCGTGCCGCCCATAAGCCGTCGAGACAATAACCCGGCTTTTTCCTGGCTACGGTTTAAGTCAAAGTTCATTTTGCTGATAGATTCATCAACCTTTTCAACTTTCAGCTGTGCAGCGTCCCATTCTTTTTGCAGAACCTTTACTTTTGCCGCCTGTGCATCGACAGTAGCGGTCGGGTAAAACTCGTTTCCGCTTTGCATTTGGGCGAGTGTTGCTTTTGCACTGTCCAGTTCAACGTTGAGCCGCTGTGCCTCTGCCACAAGCGGCATCCGCTCTTGCTTTTTAGACGCTATTTTATCATTCAGTGCATCAATTTTTTTGGTAAGCCGGTTTAAATCTTTTCGGGCCTGTTCATCGTCGATCTTAGTATCAAAGATGATAGAGCCGTCTGCTGCCATAACGTCACCACCTTAGGAGAAAATGGAGGAAAGAAAAATGGTCGCTATTTTAGGTCTTGCATCAGTTCTTGGATTTTTTGTGTCTCTTGGTATGCTTGCTGTTGCAATATTCAAGAAAACAAGCAAAAAGAAATCTCTAATTAACTTAGTCGTTTGTTTCGTTGTCTTTTTGGTTGCGGTTTCTTTTCCAACGGACACGTCCGAACAACAGAGTAATGCTAATCAATCTGAAAGTTCCGAAGTAGTAGAATTGACAGACGAAGAACAAGCACAAGCGGAGTTGGATAAAGCAACAGCGGAGTTTTTAAACGGAGATTATATGTCTGCTGTTGATATTTGTAATACGATTGTCGAAACATATCCAACCACAGAAATTGCAACAAATATGGATTCTTATTTGCGAGAACAGTACAGCGCTTATCCGGCATATACAGCAAAAGAACTAATGTCTTTTTATGGCGAAAATGTTGTAAACGCTGATAAAGAATATACGGGCGCTGTTATGGTTGTAAGCGGCACGGTTTCAAGCATTGGGAAAACAAACAGTGATAGAAATTTGACCGTTATGCTTGAATCTGGTACATATTTTTATGGAGTGCAACTAAACTTCAAAACAAGCCAAGAGGACGTAGTAGCCGCATTAAGAGAGGGAGATTCTGTCAAGGTTGTTGGAAAATGCACCGGTCAAAGTGGCACGATTTTGCTTGTTGTAGACGCTCAAAACGTGATGATAGAAAACTGCCTTATTATTTAACAGCTATTTAAGACTTCCGCCCCGTCAAGGGGCGGTTTTCTTTTTGCCCAGCCACGCATCCAGCACAGCATCGTCCTGTTCCGTGTATTTGCGCTTGAAGTCCACAAGATGCCGGTTCTTCTTGTAAAATTCCTGTTCCTGCTTGTCCAGCTTCTTGCCCTTTGCTTTCTTCTGCCGGATGTTGACCACCTGTGCAAACAGGCAATCGCCGATTTCCTGATAAGCGGAAAGCAGCGTCCACCAGTGTATTGAAACGTCAGGAGACCGAATCTCTTTCCCTAACACATGGTTTACAGGAGCAGCAATCAGCGGAAAATCCTGCTCCCAATCCATAAGCTTTGCTTGCTTTGGCCCGTTGTCCTCTGTTCCGCAGTTAATAAACCATAAGCATTTTTCAACGGCTTCTTGATAGTCTGTTACGGGCATATCATGAAATCCGGGATAGAAGATATTCAGCAGTGCCAAAGCCTTGTCGTTCTGGTCTAAATCCTGGTCATTCAGGGCGGCGATAATGTCAAGCACCGCCCTGAAATCTGCCCGAATTTCATAGGTCTTTCCGCTGACTTCGACGCTGGTGGGGAGTTCGTACATCATTTGTGGTATTTGGTCGCATACTTATCCGTGTACCGCTTGATTTTTGCGTTGGTCTTTTTCTGTTCCATAGCAAAGCTGCTGTCCAGTTCGTCCATGACGGCAAGCAGGAAGTTTGCCCACACCGGGAAACCGTCAGCCATAGCATACACATTCATGCCGCCAAACAGGACGGCGCAGATGTCAAAGCCGAACACGTCATTGACAATATCCCGCATTTCTTCATCCATCTTGCGGATGATGTCAAAGACCTCCCGCTTGTCTGCTACGCTCTCGACTTCCTTTTTGTAAGCCTCCTGCTTTTTGTCCAGCGCGTCAAAGGCATTAAACAGCTTTTCCGCAAACACGGAATCGGTCGGATTGAACGAAAACTCGCATTTCCCGTTGATGTTATAAGTAACTACGCCAGTGTCAAAAGTCAGTTCTTTCATTTGCTACTCCTCAATCCGCAGTAAAGGTCACTTCGCCGCCAGAGATGGAAGCGGTACCGGTTGTACGGGTTCCTCCAAAAGTAATGTCAATTGGCATACCAATACTTCCTCCTCCCTCTCCACCTAAACCAGACGGAAGGACGGCGCAAGATTCGTAACGCTCTGCAAATACAGCTGTATCAGCTGTTCCAGCATATGCATGTACTAGAAGCATATCCTGATTCAGAAGCGCATTGACATCGTCATCCTTTACAGCCATATTCCAGATTTTCTGCTGGGCAATGTCGCCTGCGTCCAGTTCACAGGGGTCGAAAGTCTGCGTCTTGGTAGCCTTCTTGCCGGTTGTGTAGGTATTGCCGAAAATGTCCTGTTTGGTTTCTGTGCTCCAATCCATCTCAATAGAGCTGTCTTCCACGCGCTTTCCAATAGGAGACCAAACGGGGGAGCTATTTGTTCCGGTGTTCAGATACAGGACCAAAAGAGACCGGTCAATGGTCTTCCCTTCCGTAGTATTAAAAGTCAAATCAGCCATTTGTTATTCACCTCATATTTTCTGACAAATTCAACGGAGAGCTGAACCATATAAGTGGCTGTACCCTCCTCGTCTGTTTCGTATAAAATACCGTTCTGTGCAATAATCTTTTCGCTAGAAGGAACGTC